TAATGTCATCCGGTTGTGCGTTGAGATCGATCAATGTACAGTTACGTTCATAATCGTCTAACACTCTGTGCTCAACACCATTGTGGTCTGACCAACGTTGCAACATCATGTTGTTCCATGAGTATCCGCGCTTGTCTCTGTCGGCAAAGGCCTCACGGAGACCAACTTTATTCTTTGTCCCTTTTTCACGTACTCCCGGATAAGCAGAGAAGACATTGTCGGAGGTGTCGCCACGCATGCACTTCTCAAATAGTAGCCAGGCCGGATCCGGGATGGTTTTTGGTTGTTTAGTTTTTTTATCTGTAACAGGCTTACCCTTGGCATCAAATATACCCTCCAGTGTGATCAGTTCGTCTGTGATACCATTGTATTGTGTGACATTAGGAGCAATCAGTTGCACAAAGTCTGTGTCTGAACTAACTACCACATGATCGTCTTGGGGGTGTAATGCGATCCAACGTGCAATGATGTCATCTGCTTCGGCTGTTGCGCAACGGATCACACTGCAATTGGTTCTGTCTGACAAGTATTTAGTCAGATTGTCATAAGTTTCCCAAAACAGCTTGTCTTCTTCTGCTTCGTCCTCGGTCATTTTACCACGTGTTACAGCGCGGTTTTTCTTGTAGGGCTCATAGTAGTCTTTTCGCCATGATCGACCTTCCAGTGCAAACACCACGTGATCTGCTTGAAAACGCTTGGCCACCTTGTTGGCAGCCATCATTGTAACGTGTAGCGCAAAGCCTAGTTTGGTCCAAGTGTCACTGGCTCTGTGGGCGCCGTGCCGTGCTCGGAAAAACATGTTGGCTGTGTCAATAAGTAGGTATTTCATCAGGACTCAATAGTTGGTTGCGTTTAATGTATTGTAACACATATTCCGCCCAATAGCAATGGGCATCTGGCCCAAAATGCCAACTATCCGGATTAACCGTTTTGAATCCTTTGCTTCTCAAAACCGAATTGTAGGTCATTTCGGCAGCATACGGGTGCATGTAGCTAGAGCCCCAAGGCTTTTGGTCTGTGATGCCATCAAAATGGTTATTGCCGTTAAACATCATGTGCCGTATTTCCTGTGCCTCTAATTCTTGGTGAAATTCCCAAATTTCATTGTGGGCACGTTGTCTGCATTCTTCCCAATCTACATCAATAATAAATTGTTTGTAGCGTTGTTGTAGAGATTCTGGGACGTCGTCAATGCCTGATGCGTTGACTTGGAAGTCGTGTCCTTCGTGCCACCATTCTTCTCTTTCCCAGGTAGTCCATTGGATTACCATAAAGCAATCTTTAACAGCATCAGGATTAGTCTTGATCCATTCTCGTGTGGTACGCATGATACGTGTGTTTGAACATCCTGCTTGGGCATCTAGATACAAAATAGAACGCAGCCAATTGGCAAGTTCGCACCCAAAACTTGCACGTTCATTGTCAGGGTGTGGCATGCGACCCAGCCCATAAAACAATCCATCGTCCATGGCCCAGGCATGCGGATTTACTGCTTCGGCTGCGGCTGCGTGACTATCGCCATTAACGTACAGGATCATAAAGTTGGTTTTCCTCTATGTGTTTAACCATCATATTGGCCCAGTCAGCATGTGCTTGTGGCTCAAAGTGCCACCAACCAGGAGTTACTTCTTTGTAATCATTTTCCATGGCCCAGAACGCATAGCTCTTGTACAGTTCATAAGGCTCATAGTAACATCCGTCCCATGCATCTGTTCTTGCATCGGGATCCATGTATCTAAATGTACAGAATGTATTGAAGAACAAATGCGGAATGCCTGCTTCTTTCAAGTATTCGTGCATGTTAAAAATCTTGTTGTGCCAGTAGTAGCCCATCACACGCCAATGTTCCATGCTTTTCTTAACAGTGTCTCTCCAGTAGTCGTATCTCTGTTGGAACTGCTCGGGCATGGGATCCATGCCAACACGGATACTATTAACTTGGTGCATGCCACCATCGTACCACCATTGCTCTCGTTCATGATCTGTCCACCCAATCACAATTAAATCAGGCTTGGGATTGTTGCGAAGCCACTGCATTGTGGTATCATAAATGTAGTCATTACCGGCACCAGACAAACTCAAATCAGTACAATCTGCACCAAAATGTTTAACCATGCAATTGACCATGCTGAGACTGCGGTCTTCTAGTTCCTCTCCTTTAAGATTGGAGTCACCATTGAAAAATATGTGCATTATATTTCTTTCTGTATTAGTGCTTTTTTTGCTGTTTCTGCTTCAGCAACCCGTTTTCGCAAACTGCTAGAACTGAAACTGTGGTCACGCTTGTTAAATATAACCTGCACACCACGGCCTGCACCCTCATTACGTCCGGTAAAGTTCTTGTCCTCATACTCTATGCCTAGAATACGAACATCTAACGGTAGAATCAATAACAAGTCAATCAAGTCTTGTTCAGTTTGATAAACAACAACTTCATCGACATAACGACAAGCCGCAAGTTGAATCTGTCGTTCTACAATACTTTGAATAGGTTTATTCTTGGTATCAGGTCTATCAATGGTGGGGTCAGTTTGTAGCCCACAAATCAAGTAATCACAGTGATTCCTTGCTTCACTTAACATAGCAACATGACCTGCATGTAGCATGTCAAATGTACTGAAGGTAATGCCAATCTTTTTACCTTGTAATTTTAATTCTTTAATGTGATTGAAAATCATGATACTTCGCTCCTACCATTGCCAATGTCTTTACTTTGTACCCAGATACCCGAGTTCTTGATTGCTTGCTCTTGCTCCCAAGTTTCCATAACAACATGTCTGCATACATTCTGGAACCACTGATCCACAATGTCTGCATCTACTTTGCCTTGGTAGCCGGCTTTGATTAGTCTAGCAACAAAGATTTCATTCCAGTCAAGTTCGAACGCACCTTGATGTAAGTTATCAAGGTCTACATCCATACCCAACACAGCCACATACGGCTCGCCTGCTTCTGTGGCCAATTGCTTGGCTGTTTTTTCAGGTGCCTTGGCTTTGGGCGCAGATACCTTGGGTACCACTTCCACTGGCTTTTCTACCTTCTTGGGTTTTAAAAATCTATCAAATATTCCCATCATTTGCCCCAACCATTGCCCCAGAGATCAACGTGTAATCTTGGAGTATAATAATAACCACGTGCAAGTGCCCAGTCTGCAACGTTCACACGATTCTCTGCGTATGGTGCAACTACCCCACCTTGTGGCATCACATACACCACACCTGTAAATCCTGCCTGACGATATTCTGCCACTGCACGATCCACTTCTTCAAAGTGTACTTCACTATCAATCACAAACTTGAGATATACTGTGCCTACCTCTTGATACTCTGCTACAACCTCGGGCTTGATGGCCTCGTCCCATACTTCACCGCTGGCACTCAGCTTAGGACTCACGCTAAATGTAAGTTCATTGTGTCCAGCCAGCCACTCGTTGAGATATGTTTTAAATTTAGGTTGTAGTTTTTGAGTGCCATTGGTTTCAAATGTGACATTCTTGATACCACGCATGTGATCATGATCTAATAGATCTTGGTATGTGCGCTGCCAACCCAGCAACGGCTCACCACCTGTGATCACAAGATGTGTGTCATTGCCTGTGCGATTGGTCCACTTACGATCTGGAATCAAGCCTAGCATTTTGTTTACTAGTTCGTCAATCTCATACGTGGGACTGAGTTCTTTAAAGTCTGGATGCCATGACGCATAGCTGTCACATCCTGTGTTCACAAGCGGAAGCTCTTCAAATGTCTTGTACAAGTGTACAGTCTTGGCAACTTCGTCTGCTTCAGTTGACTTTTCACCAGGCTTGCATCCAAACCCAGCACAAGTAAAGTTACAACCAAATGTTCTTAAGAACACCGACGGAACGCCAATAAATCGGCCTTCACCTTGTGCGGAATAAAATAGTTCTGATACTTTGAGTTTCATATTATAGTCTCGTAATCTCTGGTCGTTTTAAAAATTTGTGTATAACGTCAGGGTCTGCTGTTTCTTCTACTACTTTAACACGAATGTCTGAGTTTGTCACCCAACCTGGCAAAACCCAATCCAAATAGGCCAAGTGTTCTACTGGTGTAGGGTGAGGATCTTTTAATCCTGTGTTCCAGTTGTGTAACTTCCATCCATTGTTTCTATCTTCGGCAAGTACAGTTTCGTAGTAACTGGGCTTGATGTTATTTAGAACGGATTTGTACAGTGCAGGAATATCTGTATCTATGTTAATTCTATCTGGGTTATATTGATCGGGATATGCCAGAGGGCACATACTTAAAAATTCGTATTTTAATCCAGAAACATTTTGTAAAAAAGTCTGTGTAGCTTTAATAAAAGCCACATCTCGAATCAAGCTACCTCGTTCTGTAACATACTTGCGAACATACGCATCGTCGTAGAATTTACAAGTGGTAATGTTTCCGTGAGTCTGCCAATTCCATGTATACCGATCTTCTCGCATGACATTGGTCCAACACACTATGACTGTATCGCCGGGGCCAAACTTGTGTCTTTGATCTGCTTCCATAACAGAATTGAAGATAAAATGATTGCCTCCACCACTTTGTCCCCAATTCTGATACTCGTCGTAGTGTACTGCCAAGATGTCAGCCCAAGTGCTCCATCTATAGTGGGTGAAACTACAACCAAATGCAAATAGTCTACTCAAACTTTGCGAGCCTTAACTAACAAATGCCAACCTAGATATTCACGTACTGCCTGTCGATGTGAATCTGTCATGGCTTCAAACCAAGGCTCTAGTTCGTAACGTCCTGCTTTGTACGCATCTACATTGTACATGAAACAATGATCTTGACGCAGGCGTTCAACATACCAGCCATTGTCACTGTTCATCATCTGATGAATTTCATCTTTGCTGAATGCTTGTGCATATGGGCAACCTGCTTGTGCTTCAAACTGGTCCAGACCCTTTTGTATCATAGCATACTTCCAGGAGTTCTTGGCATATACCATGTAGCGGAATTCACCACCATGCTTGACCACTTCGTGTACATTGTCAATGATCTTGTCAATGCCCGGAAAGTGATGGATTACTCCATAACTGTACACAAGATCAAACTCACCTAACGTAGCCAGTGCGTAAGCATCAGTTGCATCTACATTGTAAAATTCACCTTCGAGACCAAGAGTTTCAAAACGTTGTTTGCTCAATGCAATACTTTGATCGCTTAGATCGATACCCACATACTCTGCACCGTGTTTGGCAAATTCTTCTGCATCTGATCCTATGCCGCACCCAATTTCCAACACACGTTTGCCCGCCCACAAATGAAAGCCTGCAAACTCAGCAATGTGTGGCTCTACACGATACCGACGCTCACTTACTTCTCGGAAGAAAGCTGGTGTGCCAACATCGCTGGTTCCGTGTTTGATATTACACGGCTGTGTGTTCCAATAACGTTTGATACGTTCTTCAAGGCTTTGTGACATCTTTTGTTTCCTGAAAGTGAGTGTGCGGATTCTTAAACTGCACCATTTGTTTGTTTACATCGTTCTTGGCCAGTTTCTCCCAAGGGTCTTGAGTGCCGTTGAATATGTTGGCAAAGAAGCTCATGTCATGCCCACGTTCGTTTTGCAAGTAGGTGGCAATCTTGGCACAGTCATTGTGGCGTAATGCCATTTGTTGTACACTATGAAAGTCTCTTGAATCTTTGGGATTGCCTTCTAACATGGGACGATTCTGGAATGTCTCGTCGTTGTTGTTGCCGGTAAGATCATGACGATCATGCAACACATCAACTTCGATACGTTCCCAAATATCCAACATGTAAGCCTGCTGACTCAACCATGCATCAGAGATTTGATGCGGGCTCAGATAGCCCAACAGGTCCAACCATTTGCGAGGAACAATGGGAAAGATACTGTATGGATGATCATGATGCGTATGGAATGCCAGTAGCTTAAACTCACCTTCGTGCTTCATGATTTCTTTGTCCCAATCTTGGGTCTCCATCACAGCATCATCATTCCAAAATACCAACCAACGTGCGTCGCTATTACGTGCAAGCTCGTTGACATATTCATTGAGTCGAATATACCCCAACGGGGCAAAACTCATAGCAGTATAGTTAATCTCTTGTGCATCTAGCCAAGGTTGCAACTCTTCTTCAAAGTGCTTGGTGCCAATCTCATCGTCATCGTCAAATCCAAACATAAGTTGAACTCGACTGGCATCTGATACTAGTTCAATTACACTTTTTACACTGCGTTCCAGTGAGTCTGATCGCCCACGAGTGGGCAACAGGATTGCGAT